GGACAGGCACAGGCGGCGGCAGCCCGAATGTGGTGCGCCTGTCTGCTGATGAGCGTGAAATGGCCAAGATGATGGGCATGACCGCTGAAGAGTATGCTCGCAACAAGCTTGCCCTGATCAAAGACGGTAAGCTGACCAAGCATTGAGAAAGGATTGAACAATGGAAAACGTACCGATGCGCCGTGGTCGGCGCCCCCGCATGGCGAAGCCCGAGATTGCCGCCCAGGTTGAGGGTGAAACACCGGAGGTGGATGCCGTGGCTGAAGCCCCGGTAACGCCCGCCAGGGTGCTGCGCCCGCCCATGCGCAAAGATTACTCCCTGGCCTCTGCGGAAAGCCGCACGGCTGAAATCCTGGGCCATGTTGGCACTGTGGCTGAAGGGGTTGATGAATTCTACATTGACCGCTCCAGGCTGCCGCCGGGCTGGGATGCCGAATGGAAGACCAAGACGGTGATGGGGGCTGAAGACCCCGCGCAGATGGTTTCCTATGCCCGCATGGGCTGGGAGCCCGCGCCATTGGATATGTTCCCTGAGATGATGCCGCAGGGCTGGAAGGGTAACACCATTGAGCGCAAGGGCATGATCCTAATGATCCGCCCAAAGAAGATCACCGACATGGTGCGGCAGGCTGATGCGCGGAAGGCGCGGGAGCAGATCAGGGCCAAGGAAGCGCAGCTTTCCTCGGCGCCGGATGGCCAGTTCACCCGCGACCACGACAAGGTGAAGCCGAAGATCAACAAGGGCTTTGAGCCCATGCCGATCCCGCAGGATTGACACAAACTGAAGGGGGTTTAGGCCCCCTTTACCCCTACAAAATGTGTTGATATTTTAGGCGATGTGGGCGTATGGTCCACATTGCCTTCCCCCGGTGTGGAAGGTTTGAGCCTCTTTCTGCTCCCAAGCCGCCCCGGTGCGCGGTAACGGCGCTTTCAATCGGAGGACCGATTCGTGGCAAACACGAATACCCCCTTCGGCTTTGCGCAGTACCAAGGCGGCGCTGGTGGGGCTCCCACCTTCGCTCAGACGGCACGGCGCATTGCCTCTTCAAATACCACGGCGATCTATTTCGGCGATCCCGTCATGCCGGTGGTCAGCACGGCCAACGGTTACATCACCCAGGCTTCTTCCGGCACCACGACCCTCGCGGGCATCTTCGTGGGCTGCCAGTATTTGTCCACCAGCCAAAAGCGCACGGTGTGGTCGAATTACTGGCCGGGTGCTGACGCTACGGGCGATGTGATTGCCTATGTCATTGACGATCCGAATACTCGCTTCGTCGTGATGGGCAACAGCACGACCTTCAACATCTCTGGCACCCTTTCCGCATATGGCTCTTCGCCGATTGGCAAGTACGCTCAGTTTGCGATTGGGACTGGCAACACCACCAGCGGTATTTCCGGCGCGTACCTCAACTCTGTTGGTACGACTGTGACGCTCCCGTTTGTTGTGGTTGACCTGATCACTGCTCCTCCGGGTGCGAATGGTGCCGATCCGACGACCGCTTACAATCATGTGGTTGTTGGGTTCAACAACGAGTGGCTGCGCAGCAATGGCGCTGGCCCGACCGGCATCTCGTAAGGAGGGCATGAACCATGGCTGTAAATCTTTCGGCTATTAAAGACCTGCTCCTCCCCGGTCTGCGTGGTGTTGAAGGCAAGTACGAGATGATCCCATCTCAGTACGACAAAATCTTCACCAAGCATGACTCCAAGATGGCGCTCGAGCGTACCGCTGAAATGCGTTACCTCGGCCTTGCCCAGCTCAAGACCGAAGGCGGCCAGACCGCTTTTGATAATGGCGCGGGTGAGCGTTTCATCTACAACCAGGAGCATACGGAAATTGCGCTTGGCTATGCCATCACTCGCAAGGCGATTGATGACAACCTGTACAAGACGCAGTTTCACCCGTCGAACCTCGGCCTGATTGAATCCTTTCAGCAGACCAAGGAAATCTACGGCGCGAACATCCTGAACACGGCGACGACCTACAATGCTTCCATCGGCGGTGACGGCGTGGCGCTTTGCTCCACCTCTCACCCGATTGATGGTGGCACGGTGGCGAACCGTCCGACCACGGATGTTGGCCTGAACGAAGCGACCTTGCTGAACGCGATGATTTCCGTGCGTACCAACTTCAAGGACCAAGCGGGCCTGAAGGTGTTTGCGCGGGCGCGTAAGCTGATCGTTCCGCCGCAGCTTGAACCGACCGCGATCCGTCTGACGAAGACTGAGCTGCGGCCCGGCACTGCCGACAACGATGTCAATGCCATTATGATGACGGCGGGTGGTCTGCCGGAATCCTACATGGTCAACGACTTCTTGACCTCGCAGTATGCTTGGTTCCTGCTGACGAACATTGATGGCCTCTCCTACATGGAGCGCATCAAGTTTGAAACGGACATGCAGGTCGATTTCGTGACCGACAACCTCCTGGTCAAGGGCTATGAGCGGTACTCTTTCGGGTACTACAACTGGCGCTCGATCTTCGGGTCGTTCCCGACTTCGTGATCCCCGTAACGGCCCCCTGGCATTGTGTCAGGGGGCTAACTCAGGAAAGGGCTAAAAATGGGTGCTACTCACTTTAGCGGTCCTGTTGTTTCGGGGACTTTGCAGCAGGGTGAAACCGATGGTCCTAACCAGGGCTTTGCGGTTCTTACTCAGTCTGCTTCGATCACTCAGAACAGCACGACTGCTGTTTCTTCCACGCTGTACATCCCGGCTGGCTCTCGGATCGTTGATTTCAACATTGACGTTCTGACGGCGTACAACTCTGCCACTTCTGCGACCCTGACCATCGGCACTGCTGCCGCTGGTACGCAGTATGTTGGCAGCATTGACGCCAAGACTGCCGGGCGCGCTGCGATCACCTATACGGCGGCGCAGCTTGCAGCAATGAATGGCGTTAGCGTCCTTGGTGTCGCTGCGCCTACCACTGCTCCGGTAGTGATCACTGTAACCCCGGTCGGCGCGACATCTGCTGGATATGTCGTGGTGACTGTTCTTTATGTCCAGCAGTAAGGAGGACCGCTATGAAGGGTCGTAAGGGTCGCGCGGCTGGTGGTGAGTCCCCGGCTGCTGGCACGAAGGATTGGGAACAGGATATCTCTTCCAAGCCTACGCGCCGTGTGAACGCTCCCAGCATCATGAATGCTGCTGAAGAGCGCAAGCGTGGTGGTAAGGCCATGGGCAAAATCCATGGTGATGCCGGTAAGGCGCATGCTGGCCGCAAGGCTCGTAAGGCTGGCGGCAAGGTGGGTTCCAACATGAGCCCGCTTTCCAGCGCGCATGCTGGCACCCCCGCTAAGGGCCGCAAGCTCGACAGCATGGGTCAGTGATTGGTGGGGGCTTCGGCCCCCATCTTTCCTTTGGAGGGGATCATGGCTGGTGCTTGGACGCGCAAGGAAGGGAAGAACCCTGAAGGCGGCCTGAACGCCAAGGGGCGCGCATCGCTGCGCGCAGAAGGCCGTGATATTAAGCCGCCTGTTTCCCGTGAAACAGCGCAAAAGAGCCCTGCCGCAGCGCAGAGGCGTGAGAATTTCCGCAGCCGTATGTGTGGCGTGAAAGAAAAGCTGACATCAGCTAAAACGGCGCATGACCCCAATAGTCGGATCAATCTGACTTTGAAGAAGTGGGATGTGAAGTGCTGACATGAGCAAAGCTATTCCCGAAAATCCCCGCCTTTGGGCTTCGGTGAAAACCCAGGCCAAGAAGAAGTTTGATGTTTACCCCTCTGCCTATGCCAATGCCTGGGCTTCTAAAGAGTACAAGGCCAAGGGCGGTAAGTGGAGCGGCGCTGACAACAGGGTCAGCAAGAAATGAAGGGTGGCCTGGGCAAGTGGTTTGGCGAGAATTGGCGTGATATCAAGACCGGCGAGGAATGTGGTCGCAGCGGGTCTGAGAAAGCCAAGAGAGCCTATCCTGCCTGCCGCCCGGCTGCTGCGGCTTCTCGCATGACATCAAGCCAGAAGGTGATGATGTCGGCAAAGAAGACCGGATCAGCAAGGCAATCTTGGCCGGTGTCACCATCGGGCAAAAAGAAATGATGCTGGCTGTTTCTTGGCCAGTTTGGTAAATAACGTCACCGCGATGCGGGCTGGACGTAAGAAGGAGAAGGCGTGATGGCCACAACAGCTTGGTCGATTACTCAAAGTGGTCGTTATGAGCCTTTTGAGCTTCAGGTGGCGCGCGGCCAGATCTCTTGGCACATCCCGTTGACTGTCTTTGGGTTCAACCCAGACATTGATACAGCGGAAGAGACTGTGTGGCCTGGGGGTGGGATTATCACCCATCCTTCAGCCGCCATTCAATGGAAGGTCAGCTCCTCCAGCGCGAATGATACTTCCGCTGGCACTGGGGCTCGCACTGTCTTCATCAATGGCCTTGA